ATCTCCTTCTCTTTATCTTAACAAGTATCTCATGACGTCTTACCTTTAGATGAATTCATTGGGTTGGGGATCATTTTTTTCTTAGTGTACACCTTACTCACTCATGCATACCACCCCAACCGCTAGTGAGATTCGGAAAGAGTTAAACAAACTCACGGCTTGTAAGGCGGAGATACAGCGAAAGCTGATCCTGGAGGACCGTCGTCTTGACGTCCTGGCGTACGTCCTAGGTTATGACGTCATGCCCTTTCACTGGATCCTGATCCAGGCCAAGCGGCAGCTTCCCGGTCCCTGGCGACTGTTTCTGGCCCCTCGAGGCGCGGGGAAGTCGACCATCCTGACGGTGGTGGACTCTGTGCTCCTCCCCCTGATCGAGTCCAACGTCCGGATCCTCATTGGCTCCCGCGTCAAGGACCAGTCGAAGGACATCCTCTCGGAGATACAGGGCTGCTTCATGGTGGATCAGTTCTGCGAGTTGTTTGGGGACCTTCGCGGGGACAAGTGGGGGACGGGGGAGGCCACAATCAAGACGCGGACCCGTCAATTCAAGGAGCCCACCTGGCTGGCGGCCGGCGCGGACGGTCCGGTCACCTCCAAGCACTTTGACTACGTGAAGGCGGACGACCTCGTGGACGAGAAGAACTCCCGGACGGACGGGGAGCGCGCGAGAATCATTACCTTCTTCTACAAGACGCTCGTCCCCACGTTGATGATGGTTCGGGCGGACGGGACCCCGGGGGAGATGGACCTCATTGGAACGCGCTATCACCCGGACGACGTCTACGGACATGCCATGGATGACGACGTCAAATTTCAGGGGAACGTCTGTGAGATCCCGGCCTTGGTGAATCCGGAGACCGGGGAGGCGGACCCCAATGGGGTCTCGGTAATTCCGGAGATGCTCCCAACGGATGATCTAAAAAACCTCAGGATCTCCATGGGGTCCGCGAATTTTGATTCACAGTACCAGCAGTCAACGAAGCGGATGAAGGGGGACATCTTCAAGGACGAGTTCTTCATCCACTATGATGACGATCCGGAGGACCTGATTCAGCGGCTCGAGCTCAAGGTCTGGGCCGCGTGCGACCTGGCGATTGCGGAGGAGGAGCAGCAGGACGAGTACGCGGACGCGGTCATTGGGGTCGACGACCGGGAGACCGTGGACCACGGCTTGATGATCTACGTCCTGGACGTCTACCATGGTAAGATCCCCTACCCCATGCAGATCTCCCGGGCGGAGTACATCTTTGACCGGTGGGACCCCATTCGATTTGGGGTGGAGTCCACCGCGTTTCAGCGGGCGCGGCTCCACGCCGTGTACCGGGAGCTGGGTGCGGAGATTGGGGACCGCTGTATCCCGGTCATGACGCTGACGGACAAGGTGACCCGTGCCTGGAAGCTGGCCGCGCGTTACGAGGCGGGGCGCGTGCTTCACCGGCGCTCGATTCACTTGGATCTGGAGGATCAACTGGTCGGCTTCCCCAAGGGGAGGTTCGATGACATGTTCGACGCCGTGGACCTGGCCGTGACGCTGGGCTGCGTCCTCCGCGCGAAGCGGACGCGCAAACGGAAGGTTGGACTTTTCGGAGGGCCCAAGACGCGGCGCGTTAGACGCCCGACTGGGATCTCGATCACCCCTGGAGGTGTCAGATGAGAATTGGAAGTGAACTTGTGGAGTTAAAGAAGGCCATTCAGTCCGGGGCGCGTCTTACCGACGCGCAGGTTCGGAAGCTTGCGGAACTGCGCCGCGGAGAGAACGTGGTGAATCACTTTGTCCGCGTTAACAAACTGGCGCTCCGGGAGGGGGAGGAGCTGATGGACTTTGTGCATGCCATGATTGGGGCGGTCATGACCGACCGAATCGTCCTAGCGGACGGTAGTCTGGACGCCTGGCTCGAGGGGATCTTCGAGGATCATGTCATCGTCCGGGATGGTAACACGGGCCGACTCTTCAAGGCGCCCTTTGAGCGCGGGGAGGACGGATCCATCGCCTTCTCGGAGCCGGTGGAGGTCCGCGTGGCCTTCGTCGAGGTCCCAAAGGCGGGCGACGAGACCCAGAAGTCGGTGGAGAAGCGGGCGCCGGATCAGATCGTCAACGTTGCGAAGCGTGACGTGGGTAAGTGGGGCTTCATGCCGACGGTCTTCCGGGGGAGGTGATCTATGGCCAACGTCACCGCAACCGGGCGCGTCCCAAGCGCGCCGACTTCCTCCATCTTCCGGGAGGTGTCCGCGAACGACGCGGCGCTCCCCGTAAAGAAGGAGGCGGGAATCAACTGCGCGGACTTCGACGAGGTGGTGGTGGTTGCCACCCCGGTGGCACCGTGTTCCGGAGCCAACATCGAGCCTCATTTCTGGTCGGAGTCCAAGGACGGGACGCCTAACGGTGGGTTCATTCCCGACGTGGTGCCCCAGATTATGGCCATGGGGAGCGGGACGCGGAAGGTCTTCCGCGTGGCTCACTGTGAGTCCGTGTTCTTTGAGATCACCGCGATGGCGGGGGGCGGCGGGTCCGTTCGACTCGAGGTCTCCGGCGTCCCGATCTACGGGAGGGTAGGATGAGTGTCAAGGCGGAGGTCCCAATAACGCGCGGGGGCTCGATGGAGGAAATTGTCAAGCGGAACGCGAACGCGATCCGCGCGGCGGTCTTCGGTCTGACTGGGATCCGGAAGCGGTCGGAGGTCCAGAACCAGGAAACGGAAGCGGCTCCATCGGCACCCGGGACCTCCGCGGGTAGTACTCAACAGTTGGACGACGACCCAATGGTTCGACTCGAGCGAGAGGGTAAGGTCGTCCAGCCGCCCTTTGACCTCCTCTCTATGTCCGTCATGCCGGAGAACAATACGGAGTTGGGCCCCTGCATAGACGCCATGGCCGTGAACGTGGAGTCGTTTGGCTGGAGGCTGGAACCGCGGATCCCCCTAAGCGAGAACACGAGTCTGGAGATACTTCAGAGCATCGAAGAGGAGCGGGTGATCGCGGAGAACTTCTTCGAGAACTGCTGCGAGGAGGGGGAGACGCTGGAGGAACTCCGGGACATGCTTCGACGGGACCTGGAGGCCACTGGAAACTGTTACGTGGAATTCGTGGAGATCCCGGGAACGGGTCGGCTGGACGGTTTGAATCACCTCCCCTCGTGGACAATGCGGATTGGGCGCGCGGACCCGGAGCGGACGGAGTACGTGGAGCGGAAGGTGGTCAAGTCGGTGCGGATCGTGGAGGTCCCCGCGGAGCCTTCTGATGCGGAGAGCGCGGGGGCGCCCTGGTTGGATGCGAGTGAGGAGGACTCGACTCAGGAGACACAGTCGGCGGACGGCGCGACCCACGTTCGGAAGCAGATGAGCGTGGAGTACAACTACGAGATCAAGGAGCAGATTCGCTTCAAGCGATTTCGTCGCTACTTGCAGAGGCGGGACCGTCAGGTGGTCTGGTTCAAGGAACTGGGAGACCCGCGCCTGATCTCCAGCGTTGACGGACATGTGGTGACCCGGGATGAGCTGACCGCGTCCGGGGACGAGGAGATTCCGCGGTTTGTTCTAAACGGGGATCGAATGGTCGTCAAAATGGGAAAGGTGGGATTTCCCGTTCAGAACGCCGCTAACCCGGTTCGTCACCGACGCCTCTATTGCACGCGAAGTCCCTACGGGATCCCGCGGTACATTGGGCACCTTTTCTCGGTCTTTGGTTCTCGGGCCGCGGAGGAGATCAACTTCACGACCTTCAAGAACAACAACATCCCGTCCCTGGCCATCACCGTGACGAACGGTAAGCTGGACGACGACTCCCTGGACCGGATCAGCGAGTTTGTGGAGGCGTCGATACAGGGGGATGACAATTACAGCAAGTTCCTCCTCCTCGAGGCGGAGCCGGTGATGGAGGGCATGCGGGACCCGGGGGCGATGAAGATCGAGATCAAGCCCCTGACCAAGGAGCAGCACACTGACGCCCTCTTCGTTCAGTATCAGTCCGCAAACGACGAGCGGACGCGGCGCGCCTGGCGGTTCCCACCGGTCTTCGTGGGCAAGAGTGAGGACTTCACCGGAAAGACCATCGAGGCCAGTCGGAAACTGGGGGACGAGCAGGTCTTTGGACCGGAGCGGCGGAAGGTGGACATGTTCTTCACCAAGGACGTGCTCCTCCGCCTGGGGATTGTCTGGAACGTCTTCAGATCCAACTCCCCGGACGTGACGGAGAACGCGGAGCTGGTGAAGCTCCTGGCCACCGGGGAGAAGACCGGCGGACTGACTCCGCGGATTGCTAGAAAGCT